CCAACGTGCATAGCGGGTAGTTTATACATTTCTGATTTTGCATCAACACCCCACTCTCTTGCGGCTTCATACAATCCTGCTTCTGATTTTGTTTCTTGTAAATAATCTTTACCTAATACATTTAATGTATACTGATATCTATTCTCATCGATTAAAGGCGCCGCGATTAGTGTATCAATAATCTTGCCTTTTACTTCTATACCCCACCAACGTAACCACCCTACGTCGTAAGCGGCGTTGTGAAATACTTTATCACAAGGTAGCTCCATGATCTTTTTAATTTGTTTCTTAACAATGTTTTCATCAAAGTTACCACCACCTTCATGTCGTATAGGAAAATAACCTTTCCAACCTTCAACAGCTATAGCTACTCCTAGCACATATCCTTCGCCCCTTGCCCAACCCGGTCCGAGTTCCTTTATGCTTGGATCGCATGTCTCTAAATCAATCGCTATTTCCTTTGCTTCAGAAAGATCGGGAAACGTTTCGGGTGGTGTCCACTCACTTGGTGGTTGAAATAGTGGTATCTGTATCATCTTCTTTCCTATCGTTTATCTCACCTGCTATCGCCGCATATCCCGCCATGTCTATGTAACAATCTTCTGTAGTTCTATGTTTTAGTCTTGCTACTTTTACAAGCATCATACATATCGCTACATCGTGTGCAGATATATTATAATCTAAATACGCACTCCATAACTTTGCAATGTTTTCATGATTTTGATATTTATCACCGTAGTCATGTTGTCGTTGACCAGTAACAATCTTTGCCGCTGTATCTAAATACTCTCTAGTTCTCATCTTTCTCCTTTGGTTTAATAGACCGTAAATCATTTTGCAAGAGTTGTAAATCAAGTAGTAATATTTTCAACTGATGGTCCACTTTCTCACGGTTAAGTTTTGGTAACTCTGCACGTATTTTGCGTACTTGCTTTTCTGTTACACCAACTTGTTTTAATGCAGTATCAATTGTAAACATTAAAATGCCTCCGTAAATTCTCTGTCCGTTTGTGATCGCACAATGTCCAGATTGTTTTTTGCGCGTGTTATTCCCACATAGAATACACGCCTTTCTTCATCTCGCCGTGACCAATATGCTTCGTCAGACTTACGAGATAAACCCGTTAATAACATAACATTCTCTGCTTCACTACCTTTTGATCCGTGTATTGTTGACAGCTTGATCCGTGGTTCGTGTCTAATGTTTTCTTTACGACGTAAACACATACGCACATATGTTTTCTTGTCGCTTTCTATATTTTCTAATACTTTAAACCAAGGTTCTTCTTTACTAGCTAGCAATCCATGCTGTGTCAATAATGTGTCATATGTGTAAAGTTTTTCTTTATCAGCACTTTTCATTGCCTTATGTTCTTTCAACACACTTTTCCCGGTTTTAAGATAAGTATAAATTCTTTTTACTCTTTTTATGTCTATTGCTTTGTTCTTTCGTAAATCTTCCCATGCAAGAATAGCTTCATGCACACGTTTATTAATAGAAGTTTCATCATTTCTTTCATAATATACTCCCTCTCTTTTTAAATCATCTTCAAGTGCATCTAATTGATATCTATCTCTTCCTAGTATCAACCAGTTCCCTTTTTTTATTTTATTTAATTGTGGAACAGGATGAATGTTTACTTCACCCATTTCATCTCTTGATGTCCATTCTTTCTGTACTCTATCTTTCACACGTCTTATTAGTGTATCTGCTTTCTTGTGTATCAGTTTAGATAAACGATAAGACTTGTTTAAAATAATTCTTTCTCCATCCATGTTAATTAAAAACTCTGGTCTTGCACCTGCCCAACGATAGATCGCTTGATCGTCGTCTCCTGCTATGTATACGCGCTTTGCATTGGTCACAACACGCTCTATCATTTTCCATTGTAGCCAACTTAAATCTTGTGCTTCATCAACGATAACTACATCAAAATTTGGTATGCTGTCGTAATGTTTTTTATTAAAATCTACAATCATGTCGGTCATGTCATATTTGTTTCTATTCTTTTTATATTTGATTAACGACTCATCTATATATTTTAATTTCTTTAAACCACCTTCAAGATGTCCTATTTCGGGATAATTAAAATAAGCTTCTGTTGTTAGCCCTCTTATTTTAGCCCCATCTATTACTTGCATAAACACATCATCGGGAAAACCGGCACCATACTTTTTCACTTTGTCATTTGGATTACTTAATTTTATTTGCAACTTATTAGAAACAAAAGCGTAATCATCATCGTTCATGATGTTTTCATCTTTTAAATGTAACTCTCTGTAAGCTAAACTATGTAACGTGCGAAAGTTTGTAAAATCTTTTGTGCTATAATTTAATTGTGATATTGCACGCGATAGTGCTTCATCTGCCGCTTGATTAGTGAATGCAAGATAAGCAATTTTATTTGGAGCAACCTTATTTACTTTTAGTTCTGTTTCTAAAACATTCAACAAGTATGTTGTCTTCCCTGTTCCGGGCGGTCCATATATTACTTTTCTCAAAACGGTGTATCCTCGTCCATGTCTGGTGTTTTAAAATCATCACTATTTTTTCTTATCCAAGGTAAGTACCACATGTAAGTTGTTTTACCTTTTACCTTACGTCTTGTTTCCCCACCGCCTAATTTATTTCTAATATGCGCGGCCATCTGCGTAGGACTATAATTTTTAAAATCATGTTTCTTCAAAAACTTTTGTAACTTATCAGATTTAAAGTAAGCTGTCATTTTTTTCACACTCACTTCTCTCTCTCCTTTTTGGTCTTTTATCTTGTCTATATATTCTCTTTCCTCAAACAATGCCTTACCCATGTCTATTTCGTCAATGTGCTCGGCTTCTCCTTGATCTTCTAAAAACTGTTCTAGTAAAGTTTCAAATCTACCCGCCTTTGTAATCTCGTGCGCCATTTCAATAATAACAACGTCTTTCATTAATTGTTGTAGCTTTCTTCTCCAAGCGGCGGCTGTCGTAGCGGTTGGAACATCTATAATTTGATTCATACACGCCTGTCCAAATTGATGTTGGTTGTATAATTGCTCTGTGGTTACAACAACTCTTTGTCCATCAACATTGAGATACCATGTGGAGTCGTCACTTTTATAAACAGTTAAATCACTTATTTGACTACTAAAATTACCACCAACGCCAAACTGTCTTGACTTACATTCTTCTAAACTACAATGAAGACACATTGGTTGATCTTGACATTTATACTGATAATCTTTTTTCTCATGTTGTTTTTGCATTTTTAAAACCTGCTTCGAAGATAAAGGTGGTTTCATGTACTTATGATTAAATTCATCTAATTTTTCTTGCCAATCATCTGCCCACTTCTTTTTTGCGTACACTGCGTATTGAAACAATGTATTATCTCTATTGCCTTGAGGTACACCCTGTGACATCAATGTTTCTAAACAAGGGGGACCATCATTAAAATTTTTTAATACGGTTTTTCTTTTTGGTTTTATGTTTTTTAAATCTTTTTCGGACGTACAATAAGTATCATATAGAGCAAAGAAACCATCAAGATCAATAGCCACACCATCGTCACTATAGCCATGACGAAAAGAATCGCTAGCGTTGTGATAGGGAAGATTAAGAAAGTTTCCAGTATCTCCACGATCCGCTTTAATTTCAATTTGTTTTGGAAATATTTCACAATTTGCATAACCTAATTCTCCTGCCCATTCCTGTAGTTTACCACGCATTAGCTTTGCTTGCACGGGTTCTTTTGTAAATAAAAACACATGTGCGCCACCACTTTTTGATCTACACATAACAAGTGGTAATTCTAATTCTCTTATTTTTCTTATTAGTTTATCGTGCTCTAAAGGATATGTATCAATGTCTATACACCCCCATATACACGTTGCATCGTCTCTAATTGGTATGATACCAAGACTAGGTTCTTTACCCTCTATGTGATCTATCCATAACTGATCTGTAACAGGTGCTTTTTTTATAAAAGCTTGACCCCCTGCCTTACCATTAACAGATTCTCCACTGCTTTTGTAAATACCGTGAGCACGGTCTAATCCGTAGAATATACTTTTAAACTTCTTTACTCTTTCTTCCATGTTGCCTCTAAAATAAAAGGGGCGGTTGCCCGCCCCGTGTTAGTTAAAACGGAACCTTTTGTTCATCTGTAGAAGACTCTTCTTCATACTTGACTTTAACTTCACCTTTGTTCACGCTTTCAGCAAATGCTTTAGCGATACTGTAAAGGTTAGCATCTTCAAGTTGAGATTCTCTACTAATCTCCCAACCATACCAGTTGCCTTTATCATTACCTTCTTTGGTAGTTTTAAGACGATAGTAATGGCTGTAAGATGGTGGAGTGAACAACCCGTTCTTACCATTTAGTTTTAGGTTTAGTAACATAGAGTTCCACTTTCTACTCTTTTTAAGCTGTGTAGCTTTCATTGTTATCAAAGCAGGAGTAGCGTCCCCTTGCTCTGTAACGAGTAGCACATAGTGGTTACCACACGTCTCAACATAGTTACCGTTTTCTAAACGGTCTTTGTTGTTTTCATCACGCGTAGTTTTAGTCAAGATGTCACTAGAAGCATCGTAGACATTTATCGGAGCACCCGATCCTTGACCTCTGTCAGCCCACTCAACGTATTGACGTTGATACGCACATGGTAGAACACGAATACCTGTTGACCCATCATACAGATCATTAGTCACTGTATTATAAATCATACCGGCTTTTGCACCTTCTAGATCTTCGAGTTCTGGTGATAACTGCATCAAGACTTTTAGTCTTGGAGTCGCTAAGTCATCTTGCGAAATGTTTTCAAGGCCGCTGTGTGCGTCCCCTTCCATCAAATCTAGACTTAGTGCAGGTAACTGACTTTCTTCTTTTTTTACAACATTAGCTTTTGCCATATGTTTCTCCTTTTTACGTTTTACTAATTTTTGTTTCGGCGCCAACAAAGACTCCGAACTTGTCCATTGGTATATCCGATCCCTCTGCAATCTGCTCTCTTACGAAAGCTTTGAGAGTCATTGGTTCTACCCAGACCTTCTGTGTAGGTTCATAGCCTAATGTAGATATCTTGTCAATAAATTCATTTGCTGATGAATCTTCACCTTTACCGAACGTAGCAGACACTTGATTTTTTATCAAGTCGCCGTGTCCGTTATCACGAAGCCACTTAAATGCTTCTTCGCGATATCTTACTGGAATAGAAGCTTGCACTAATTGTTTCACCTTTACAGATGAACCATCTTTTAGTGTTAAACTTTCTAATCCTAATTCTTGCATCTTTGCAGGAATTATTTCTTGTGACAATTTACGAACAGATTTTGCTTTTGCTTTTAATTGTTCTTCTAGTTGTCTCATTTCTTCTTCAAGTGACGCTTGTTCCGCGCACAAATCAGCCATTTCTTTTAAAGAATTATCACCGATTGTTGGCGTCTTAACATCGCTTTCCATTTCGTCAAGTAAGTTACTCATCAATTTCTCCTCTCTCATATAAGTTAACTTCTAATGGGTAGTATTTATACTCTCTCCTATCCCACTTCAAGCATTTAAATTTACCACGATTTTGTGTGGCAGCTATGGCACATGCAATACCAATAGCAGATGGATCACCCATTAATAAAAGATAATCTTCATCATTAAAGTTTCGTAGTTTGTAATTTAATCTTTTTACTGTTGGACCTGTGCTCAAAACTAATTGAGAACCTTCCGGTAATAATAATTCTAAATCACCAAACTTTTCTGCACTAAGTATATTTCTACCCGGCACTTCTTGCACTACATATACTGTCATTCTTTCTCCTTTGACCCACATATAGCGATTGACAATACGTTTGGCAAGTGTTATTTACAAAATAAGAATTAAAGAAGGACGACATTATGGATTACAAGTTTAAAACAGAGCCATACGAGCATCAATTACTTGCGTTAGGTGCAAGTCACAACAGAGAAAACTTTGCTTTGTTTATGGAAATGGGCACAGGTAAATCTAAAGTATTGGTTGATAATATTGCTA